TTCCACCGTAATAAGTAGAAGTAGAGTAGTCCAAATATCCTACAGCCTTAAATGTAGCTGTGGAATGTGTACTGCTCCATGAGTTAAGAGCCAAATCCAAAGATGGTATTTTATATATATCTCCACTATCCAATTCACGACCATAGGTTACTTGAACTATCTGCTGTTCCTCTAACACCCTTGCATAGGAGTCAGGGTTGTCCATAGTCCACATCTGATCGTAATTGTCTATGGTAAACTCAAAAGATTTCTTAGGTAATTCCCTAGATAAGTGGTCAATCTCATTCAATCTCTTTGTTGATATAAGCTCCTTATTAGTGAACTGAAAGCCTATACCAAACATTATTGAATGAATCCTCATTCTCTGTTCCCCACCTACCATTGAGATAGGTGTTATCGTTATATGGTCAGAATTAAAGAAATTACCAATAGCGACATATCTTCCGGGCGTATCATTTTCATATGTATACGTCTCATTGCCGTTCGTTACGGTGAACTCTGTCGGATAAACCTTGCCAAAATCAATAGTGAGACCACCGAACCTGTCAATAATCTCACTAAATTGGAATGTTATAGGTTCAAACTCCGTAACTGCTCCCTGATTTAACACCCCGTATTGGTCAGGGTTATCAGGAAAGAAATATGTATCTGCATTAGCGAAATTCTCTTCTGCTGTAGCATAATAGGCTTCAAACTTGGAAGTCTCGAATATATCTGTTCGTGCAAAATCAGCTAGTGGAGTTGCTATGCTTGCGGCATCCTGCGCTTTGCGGTTTATCAGACCTAAGAATACATACACAAAAGAATCATTCTGATAAAACTTTTTCCTTTCTGCCTTGTATTCTTCGCTTGTCCGATACATTACTTCTCACTACTCCATGATATTTGGTCTACAATACCTCTATCAATAAAATTGACTTTGCAACTCTCATACCACCGAAAATTACCGTCACCCTCAAGCCAATAGGGTTGTGCGCTTCTGTCACCACAATACATGCCTACCTCGACCCAACCGCCATAGACAGGATCGGGAAACTTACACATGAACGTGAATCCTGAGATAAGTTCAAGTATTCCACTCCACTCAGCACGGGTAAGCCCACGCCATTCGAGATTATTTATCTTATAGTTGTCTCTGCCTACTCTCTCACCTATCAACTCCCCCAAACTGTTACGACCATTGTCTACAGCAGATGACACTATTACTTCCAATCCTCTTACAGGACTCGGAAGCCAAATTCCGTTCACACTTATACTACTTGCCATTCGAGCCACCTTAACAGACGGTCAAGCTCTGACCCTCAACCGTCCAATAGAGCTTTGGGTAATCCCATGCTCATCATCATCTTTCTTCTTGCCGCTTCCTGTTCTTCCTCGCTCAGAGTGTCGGTTATTATCCGATTATCCTCTGCTTCCTGCATAATTGGCTTATCAAGGTATTTATTCCTCTTATCCAATGCAGAACCTATTGCGGCTTTTATATAGAGACCTAGTTTCCAATCATCCTCATCTTGTATCATTCGCTTTTGCTTAAATGCTTCGGAATAAGGTTTCATTTTTCTTGGATTGGTCTCCCAAAACTGTTCTTCCCTCATGCCTATCATTAGAGCTTTCGGCAACCATTTCTCTCGAAAATACGACCTTAAACCCTTTATTTTCATGAGGTTTGTTTCCTCGATTATTTCTTCTCTGTTTTGCTCGTTGAAGTTTCCTCGTCCGTGTTCGCTTGGAGTGCCCGAAAAAAATCTGACTCTTCCATAGCCGTCTTGACAGCATCCATCACATCTTCCAACTTGCCCTTGTTGATAAGGTGCAATTCGATTTCTTTTCCGGCTTTCTCAGGGCTTTCTCCCATGCACATAGACACATATGCCCTAATGAACGAAAAGGACTTTTTCTGCATATCCCCCAAAGAGATACCCATATCCTCAAGATCACAGATCATGTTGACGCTCATATCCTTTATGGGATAAGAGTTTCCATTCAAAACAAACATCTTCATAGCTTCAATCCTCCAAAATTATCCTCTTATTAAATTAAAGGGGGCTTATTTCAGCCCCCATAGTTGATTAGCTAATCGGTACACTAGACTCAGGCTTAATAGCCGTAAGCCATCCCTTCTCTTCGTTGACCGTGTTTGAAATCTCAAGCTGATTAGCCGCCGCAACCTCTACATCTGACAGAGGAAGCTCACCCGGCTCAAAGGTGAAGAAGTAAGCATACTTCGCACCCGGAAACCATACAGTTCCCCATGTAGCCTTGTTGCTCTCTCTTGCTGTTTCTGATGCGGTCTTGAGTGCGTTCCAATCATCAATCAGACCACCCTCGCCGTCATTGAAGAATCCGATAGTCTTTGAGCCGCCTGAGTCTCCGAGACCCTTTGCGTATCTCCTTGCCTTATCCTCCTCAAGAGGAGTAACGTCTATCTGATCTGCTTCATTTGTTGAGCCGCCTACCGAATAGCAATTCTCCATAAGGTGAAAAGCTGACGGCTGTGTTCCTGCTGTACTCTCTATGGCAACCCCGAAGCGGGCGCCAATTGTCGTAAGTGCAAGCCTCGCCATGTTTATTTACCTCGCTTTCTTTGCATTAAAAAAAGAGCCTTTATCGGCTCTCTTAATCTATTACATCACTACCGCCTATCGGTCGGTAAAACCTCATTACACAACGCCACCAACTACCATCTGTCATAGGTGGGGATTGTTGGATTACTGAAAACGCAAGTGCTTTCATTTCTTCCCTCAACAGAGCTGATACCATATGGCAATCTTCCCTGTTTGTTGAATATACTTCACATTCGATGTTCTCCCTTACCATGTTGACAACATTGTTTTCAAGGTTGTTTGCCATTTCAGGGCTGTCTATCTCACGTAAATATATCGTAGGGGATGTTTTAGGCACTCTGTTTTCTCCAACAGAGACAAAATCCATTGTCGGATAGCGTTCCTTATATTTTTTTGTCATGCGTGTTTTGACGATTGTAAAGACTTTGCTTTCTATCTCTGCATACCAAATCATACGAATACCCTCTCAGCGATACTTCTAATAAGGTCTTGGTCTTTAAGGCGTGTATAAGCCGTAAACATAGGTCTTGTAGGACTTTCACCTGATGATGTATGCCTTACCCCATCAAGGGTTGTCCAATGCCATACATCATCCCATGCGTGTTTCTGTCCGGGGAACGTTCCCCTGCCTAGTTTTAATCCTTTTATCTCGCCTGAAACTGCAAACCGACCGCTACCAAATTCAGCCATAAGACTCGGAGATACAACCGCCTGTTTTACACCTTTACGGTAATACCACTTTCGGATTATCTTTTGCCGATCTCTCATGCTTATCGTGACTATCGCCCCATTCAGAGTATCTTCCGTGGTTGTTTCAAACCATATATACTCGCTATATTGACCTGTATTGGCTTGTGCGGTCTGCACTCCTGCTTTGGCAAGTTCTTCCGCAAGCTCCCTTGCTTTTGTCTTGAGCCAATCTGATATCTGATTTAGCTCTTCCCTTGCCTGTTGAATACCATCCTGAGAAAGCTTAATCCGTATCTTTGGCATCTTTAACCCTCAAAAGATAAGTGACAAAGTTTAAGGACTTCGCCACTTTTGTCACCTCGTAGGTTTCATCTGAGATTATTAAGCTCGTTTCGTCTATTGGTATCTCGTTTTTACGCATTACGAGAATGTGCGAATAACTGTCTTTACTCACCCCAAAGGCTCTTGCTTCGCTTTCCCCACCTTGGAACTGTATATAGCCCTTGAACTTAACAGGGGTATCATAACAAGGCGGTTTATGCCCTACTTCCACGGGTACTTGTTCTCCATCCACATCCTGATAGACTATCTCCCCGTTTTCGTCCTTGAGGTAAATAATCTCACTCTCCTTATAGAGTGAATACCATAGATCAGTTTTGTTCTTTCGGCACAGTCTCATTTCTCTTCTCGTACCTGACCTTTTCTATTACCTTGCGTTCTACAAGATAAGCTGTCCACTTATCGTTTATCTCAACGTAGTTGTCACCCACCTTGTACTCATGCAGGTTGTTAAGCAGGTCAGCAAATGCTTTTATTACCTTATACATATCAAACTCCTATTGTACTCGGCGTGTTCACAAAGTTAGGCAATGCACCTGTCAGAGCCGGACTTATCCATGCGGCATCATATGTCCTAGAGGTGTTGCCCTCGCTATGCGCCGTTTCGCCCTCCGCTCCTATCTTTGAGTATATGTTGTTACACATCATTGCTAATATGCTTACATAATTACTCAGCACCCTTGCCTTGTCACTGTCAGAGTAGTAGTTTGGGAAATGGCTTTGCCTTACAGCATATTCAATGACAAAATCGACAATAGAAACAGGATATCTTTCTATATCTTCATCTGTCTCTTTTAGATACAGCAACGCTTTCCCTGTCACTGCTCCTGCTAATTCTGTCATGTTTGCCATTACAGTCCAAACCTCTCTACAAGTAACTTCTTTAACTCCGAACCCGTATACTCTTCAGGTCTTTCAATGCCATTCTCGCTTGCCAACTTTCTCAGGTCAGCATTTCTCATGTTTACTATATCCGACTTAGAGTAGTGCTTCTTTTCGGTGTCTACCTTATCGGTATCTTCCTTATAAGCTACGGGCTTTACGTCAGGAGAGGTTATTTCCTCTCCTGCACGATAAACAACGCCGTTCTTTTTCATGGTGTGAGTTGCTATCATATAGCACCTCCTTATGCAACCTTCATAACGAATGTGCTGTCCATGTTCTCATAAGACGGAAGTACGATCTCCGATACTACGCAATGCGTATTTACGGGGTGATTGGTCAGATATGTGTAAACAGCGATACCTGCCTCTACAAGAGAGAAATCGCCGTCAAGCTGTCCTGCTGACCTTTCCTCCGGCGTATGACCGAACCAAACCGTACCAAGCTGTGAAATGTTACCTGCGATACCTGACACAACACCATCGGGGATGAATGTTGAGCTTGTATTGTCGGCTTCCTTGAACATCTGATTGTAAACAAGGATTGTGATGTTGTACATGTCAAGCATGTAAGCCTTAACATCGTTAGCCGTCAGTCTCATGCCCTCTTTGTAGGCTGTCACGCCAAGTATCTGCTTCTTGGTATCCTCTGCATTACAGAACATCTTCCATGTCTTAGAGTTCATGACGAACGTTGAGAGAATCTCGCCTGTGTAGTCCTGATGCTGTTCCTGCACATCAAGGATATCCTGTATAGGAGTAGCCGATGAAGGGCTTGACCACTTATCAGCAGTAGAAACATTCTCAAAGTAATGCTGTGACTTGTAAGCCACACCGTTATCAGGTGTGTAATCCACATAGTACACATCCTTACCGTCGATCTTGACAGATACCCTCGGTATTCCATTAGCAGGTGCGAGAAGTTGCCAAATCATCCTTTCAGGAATTACCCTTGCGCCGTTGATAAGGTCAAGGGGAGACTTCATGATCTCACGAAGCACCTGATTAGCCATATCGGGGTTGCCCTCCTGATATGAAGCGTAATCCTGCTCCTCTTTCTCAGTTACCATATAGCTCTCACGATAGAACGGCATCTGATTCTGAATGTCAGAAAATCCAATTCCGTCTCTCAGAGGAGCTTGTGCATCGAAGTTTGATGCTTTAAGAGCCACAGGAAGCCCCTTTGAACCCTTGATAAATCTCAGATCAAGACCCTCTTTCTTGTCTGTGCCGAAAAAAGAACGTCCAAGATAAGGGGGGAGTCCAAGGCTCTGCTTGTAATTATTCCATGCAATTCCCAACGCTCTAGCTGTGAACGCATCTTTAAGCTGTAATGCCATGTCTGTTTACCTCTCTTTCTTATACTACGGGCAGTGTTGAAGCTGTTATTGTGTAAGGAGTGCCATAGATAGTCACTCTCGGAACAGCCTTTTGTGCCGCATTTGCAATCTTGATTCCGTTCTCTGCCAACTTGTCAGGGTCAAGGATTCCTGCATACACATAAGTTCCTGCCTCGTCACCCTGCGTAACGTCAACATCTGCAAGGATGAATCCTACACAGTTGCCATCGTTTGAAGGGAACGGTGTACCTGCCTTTACAATCTTACGTCCGTCTACGACTACGCCCATGCTCTGAGGTACTAAGCAAGCCGCACCCTCATAAGGGAAAAACTTTAAGATTGTCTTTTCCTGTCCATACTCATGTACGATAGGTTTTCCCATTGTTTTTGTCCTCGCTTTCTTAAATGATTATTTGTAGTAGTCTCTAGCCTTTTGTGCATCGTCTCCGATACTTCCGAAAGACAGAGACTCCGCATTTTTAACATCAGCAGGTTTATCTTCATTGTTTCCACCTGCACTTGAACCGCCCGGATTGGTTGTATTCTTTGCTATCTTCTTAACCTCATCATTCCTTGCGGCGGTTTCTCTTTCCGAAAGGACTTTTCCAAGAGTTTCAAAGTTCAAAGAGCCATCTTCATTAAAGAAGTTGTTGGCATCTTCGCCTGTGATACCTCTCTCGGCAAGTTGCTTCATGGTCTCAGCTTTCTTCATTTCTGATTCAAGCTCCGCTATCTTAGCGTTGTTCGCTTCGAGCTGTTTCTGATATTCAGTTTCGATACGCTCTCTTTCCTTTTGAGCCTTTTCGGTCTCGGAAAGGTTCTGATCGTTGATAGCATCAAGCTGTTTCTGAATGTCGGCTTTCTCCTGCTTCAGCTTGTCAATCTCTGATTGTTTAGCTTTAGCCGCTTCGACTTCCTTTTGAAGTGCTGTTACCTTGTCTGCGTCCACTTTGAACTGTCTCGCCTTTTCCGCTTCTGCATCAAGTTCCTTATGGAACTGATTGAGTAATGCTGTCACCTGTTCCGGCGTAGCCTCGGGAAATTGCTTGATAATGTCCTCTCGTGTCATGTTTTGTCCTTTCTCTCACAACGCTTTTTTACGAGGTCGCATCCTCTGTGAGTGCTGTTTAACGCATCAGCCGCTTATTTTGTGTATAAAAAAAGAGCCGTTAGGCTCTTAGTTACCGTAGGTATTGAATTGTGCAACGGCAATTTTGCCACTCTTCAGGATGTTCCGCACCATTCCTAGACATATCATAGGGATAGAGCATTTCAGCTAACCCCACTTGATAATATTCGTCTATACCTTTTACCGATTCGTCCACTCCTACATGGGTTCGTCTCACCTTTTCATCTTTCATGGTGAGCCATTTCTTATGCCTATAGCCTTGATATTTGGCTATGCGGTAGTCTGTATTGTTTCCAACATAGTTAGTTTCGTTCTCAGCTAACATGATTGCTCTGTCCTTAGATGTGTAGAACTCAGCATCATATTTCAGAGTGGTATCAACTATAAACGAAGTTCTTTGCCGGATTTCTTCTCTCATTTCATCCGTCATGCCACTACCTAACAAGGCAAGCAATAGCAGAATGTAAACATCTACTTTGTCACAATACTGCCTGTAGAGCATTTCTTTATAATAGGTAATGTCCACGTTGGATAAATCGCCATGTATGAGCCTTTCCGCTTCTATCTCGTTAAAGAGCAAAAGAAAAAGGATCAGCAATTCATTTGCCAAATCCTCTCTGCGTCTCTTTTCCTCTTCCGATAGCTCCATTTCAGCGAAAAACCTGTCTATCGGTATTATCTTACTCATCCTAACAGTAAAAGCGTATAGTCAGGCTTCATGGTGTATACTTCGCCTGTTTCCTGACAAAGTACAGCCGAACCATGCTGTAGCTCATGCTTTCTTGCGAACTCAGGGAAATCAGCAAGGTCAGCTTCGGTCTCCGCTGTTATCATCTTTCCGTATACGTTGTGTTTGTCTATCCGCATCTGCTCGTTTATCGTTATCATCTTTCACCTCATCAGGATTATTTGCTTTCGCAAGTTCCAACTGTTTCTGCTGTTCCTGTTCCATTTCCTCTGCTGTCTTATATTTAGCATCGTAATATGGTTTGGATTGCAGATATGCCTTCTCGCTGTCACCCCACAAACCGCTCTTCTCTGTTGCGAGTTTAGGATGTACACCGCTTGCAAGAAGCATCTGAAGCACCTGCGCCCTTACTTGCAGGTTATCCGTAGGATTTCTGTTCACCTGTACGTCATAATCCATAATCCCTAAAGGACATGAATTATTAGTTGCCTGATTTAGTACATGGAGAATTATGGTGTCTAAC